CTGGGCAATGGTCAGCTAGAAAAGCACAGTTACTAGCATCCCAATATAAAGCAAAAGGTGGAGGATACCGATAATGGCTAAAGGAACAGAAAAATTATATCAAACAAATCAACCAAGTGAAGATGCATTTGGAGGTAGTCTTGGAGACAATGACCCTATTATGCAACAAACAAAGAAAAAGTCCTTATCATTTTTTGATTGGTTAGATTTAAATGTACCAAAACAAAAAGGCAAAGGTTTTACGAGTGGCTTAACAGCTACCTGTGATTGAATTTATTCTACACATTTACTTAGGTAGTGCTTTATATAATAAAACACAAGTATTTGATAACATAGATAGGTGTAGATATTTTGCAGAAAGATTAAATAATCAGCGTTCAGTACCCCAGCCTGATGGAACGCAAAAAAAATTAACGGCTGTTTGTTTTCCAAAGGATAAATAAATTGATAGACCCCATTACCCTTTCAGCAGCCGTAAGTGCAGCAAATGTTGCGTACAACGGAATAAAAAAAGCTATACAAGTCTCACGTGATATAGAAGACTTTACAGGTGAGATTGGCAAGTGGATGACTGCCGTAAGTGATGTTGATAACATTAACAAACGTGCAACGAATCCTTCACAGATAGATAGAATATTTAATGGGTCAGTTGAAGAAGTTGCCCTTCAGTCGTTTGCAGCAAAGAAAAAGTTATCAAAGCAACGAGAAGAATTAAAAAACTTTTTAATTGGAAACTATGGTTTAACAGCTTGGGAAGATATAATTAAAGAGGAAGGTCGTATAAGAAAGGCAAGACAGGAAGCTGTCTATGCAAAAGAACAACGACAACAAGAATTACGAGATGCTACTATTATCACGGTTGCCTGTTTAATTGGAGCAGGAGCAGTAGGAAGTATCTTATGGCTTATATTTTTGGCATAGTGCTGTTAGCCTTTGTACCGATTGTACAGGCACAACAAATGACAACATGCCGATTAGCTTCACAAAGTATACACAATGACGCAAGACTTTGTGTGTATGTTGGAGCAAACAGAACATACTATACAAACACCGTACCCTATGACGCAGGTGTATGTCCACCCCAATATAGTTGTGTATATAGACCCAATTCAAAAGGGTTTAATTTGAAAAATGTCGTTAAAAATATTAAAGACACATTTAAAGGAAAGGATTAACATGAACAAATTATTATTAGTATTAGCCGTATTATTACCATTTTCTGCACAGGCAGGACTATTAGGACTTGACAACACAATAAAAGGGGAGTATAATACAGATACAAGTGCTTCAACCTTAACAGGGGAAATTGGAAAAACAATTGGTTTATATGGTTTTTCTATTACAGGAGATGTAGATTTTGACATCAAGGAGTTTGAATATACAGGTATGGACTTTAAAGCTGAATATGATATATTAGATGCAAACAGTACGTCTGTTTATATCTCATCAGGATTAGATACGGATTGGGAAATGGAAGACATTGTTGTTGGAGTTGAGGTTAAATTCTAATGTGGATTCCTATTATAACAATACTATGGGCACTAGGAGATACTGCCACATGGGTCAACTTTCCAATGGTAAACTTTCCATTTTCGTCACAAGAAACATGTTATAAATATATAGATACTGTAAGAAAAAGTACAATGCAAGACGCTCAATACTTAAATGGATACAGTACATGTCTTTATATAGAACCACTAGAGGGAGAAAACACATGATAGATTGGGAAAAAATTAAATTTGAAATGTGGAATAAACGATTTGGTGAAGGAACAAACTTTGACTTAGACTATGGTAAATTACTTATTATTGGTCTATTAGTCTATCATATCTTTTTTCAGGGATAAAATGGCAGCTCGTGTAGACAAAGCAAAAATGCCTTGCAATAAGCCAAAGCGAACTCCTGACCATCCTACTAAATCACATATAGTAAAAGCATGTGAGGGTGGTAAGGAGAAAATAATACGTTTTGGTCAACAAGGTAAAAAAGTTGGTGAATTAAAAGGAACAGCAGGTAAACCTAAAAAAGGTGAGTCTGCTCGTATGAAAGCTAAAAGAAAATCATTTAAAGCAAGACACGGCAAAAATATTGCTAAAGGCAAAATGTCAGCAGCGTATTGGGCAGATAGGGTTAAATGGTAATATGGCATTAAAAAAATCACAAAGGTCACTAAAAGCATGGAGCAAACAAAAATGGCGAACGAAATCTGGAAAGCCCTCATCAAAAACTGGAGAACGATACTTACCAGAGAAAGCAATAAAAGCTCTGACATCTGCCCAGTATGCGGCAACAACAAAAAAGAAAAGGCAAGGAACAAAGCAGGGCAAACAGTTTGTGAAGCAACCGAAAACCATTGCAAGTAAAACATCACGATTTAGAAAATTTTCGTGATAATAAAGATAATAAAAGGTATAACCTATTTAGTAACGGCATTAATAATTTTTATTATAGTATATGCAATTGCAATGGGATTATTAAATGATATTTGTAATTGTGCTAATGACTATGCATTAACAAATTTATGGCGATAAATAAACAAAATAAATTAATTGATTTCCCCACCATTTGTAAATAAACAAAGGAGAAAGTATTGAAACAATTATTACTTAATAGAAGAACATTTAACATTGGAAGTGCAGCAATTTTAGGTGCATTTACATCCTTTCCTACATTAGCAGGAACAAAAATAAAAGTGGCAGGTATTTATACAGTACCAACACAACAAAAGTGGGTAGCACGATTACACCTAGCATTAGATGCAGCGTCAAAACGTGGTGAAATAGATTATACATATTCCGAAAGTACAGCAAATACGGACTATGTACGAGTGATGAGAGACTACTGTGCACAGGGTGTTCAGTTAATAGTTGGAGAAGCATTTGGAATTAGCAAAGAAGCAAGGAAAGTTGCAGACGATTATCCTGAAATAGCATTTCTCATGGGTGACCCATTTAAACCTCATGGAAATAACTTTGCAGTATTTGACAATTATATCCATGAACCTTGTTATCTAATGGGTATTTTAGCAGGACACATGACAAAATCCAATAAAATTGGTATGGTAGGTGGTTACGCTATTGGTGAAGTTAATAGATTATTTCATGCTTTTATGAACGGTGCAAGGTCTGTTAATTCTGACGTAGAATTTAAAGTAACCTTTATTGGTTCATGGTATGACCCACCAAAAGCAAAAGAAGCAACCTTTGCTCAAATAGAGTCAGGTGTTGACATTATGTACGCTGAAAGAGCAGGTGTTGTAGATGCCTGTAAAGAAAAAGGTATACTAGCTTTTGGTAATGTTAATGACATGAACAAAGAAGAAAATGGCACAGACGTAGTTGTTACTTCAGCGTTATGGCATATGGAAGGTGCAATTAATAGTGCAATTGAAAAAGTAAAAGCAGGAACATTTTCTGCTGAAGAATACCATGATTGGACTATGATGGCAAAAGGTGGAGCATCTTTAGCTCCGTACTATGAATTTGCAAACAGAGTTCCTGTTGCAACTTTAAAAGCTGATATATCTGCTTTAGCTGAAGACATTAAAGCAGGAAAGTTCGTAGTTGAAATTATTGATGACGAACCAAAGTCAACATTCTAAGGAGACAAAATAAATGCTTGGACTAAGCACATTATTAGGACCTATTAGCGACCTTGCAGGAACATGGCTGCAGGGTCGTGTTGACAAAGCAAAAGCTGAGTCAGAAGTAAAAGTTGCAAGGGCAAAAGCTGAAGCAAAAGTATATGAGACAGAAGCAACGTCTTCTATGCTTATGGAACAGAGCCTGACTAGCCAAATGGCAGGTTCGTGGAAGGATGAATTTTGGACTATTATTTTTGGTGGTATATTAGTAGGTTGCTTTCTACCGTGGACACAGCCTTACGTTAAAGAAGGTTTTGACTTTTTAAATGCCAACACACCGACATGGTTTGCTAATTGTTTATATATTAGTATTGGAGCTTCTTTTGGTTATAGGTTTGGTAAGCAAGGCTTACAAATTATGAACAAGAAAAAGTAAGCAGTTATGTCTGACTCAAAAGATTTAATTCCTGATAAGGAAGCGTATCAGACAAACAAAAGGAGAATGGCATGGGTTTTAATTATTCTTATGGGTATTACGACTGTGTTAACACTAGCTTTTCCAGAAAGACTAGCCGAAGCCGAGTCTATCCTTATGACTCAGTACATTTCTATGTGTGGCTTAGTAGGAGCATATTTTGGTTTTAGTGCGATAAGTGGAAGGAAATAACGTGGAATCATTTTTAGATAGACTACAAGAAGAACTTACAGTAGATGAAGGATGCAAGTATGAAATTTACCTTGACCATTTGGGATTGCCTACGTTCGGAATCGGACATCTCATTAAAGAACAAGACCCTGAACACGGAAGACCAGTCGGAACAAAGGTGGATGAAATACGAGTTAGCGAATGTTTTAACCAAGACATTATGGTTACGCTACAGGACTGCAAAAATGTATTTGAAGACTTTGATGCGTTACCTCAAGAGGTAAGACTTATTGTTGCGAATATGATATTTAATTTAGGCAGACCACGATTTTTAGGTTTTAAGAAATGTATTCAAGCTATCAAAGACGGTGATTGGTTTGAAGCGTCAGTACAAATGCAGGATTCAAGATGG